CCACTGGCAATCAGGAGCTCATCCCCTCCATCGCCATTGGAGGCAATTGAGGCCGGATTTGCGTCTTGCACCACCGTGCCACGGCTGGTAGCGGTCGCGGTCGTAAAAATCTCGTAAATCGTGGGGCCAATCACCCCATGCACACGTCCCGCCATTGAAAACAGCGCCCGTGTATTCACTTCCGGCACCGTGAGAAACGTGGATTGTCCTGGCGCGGGTAAGAGTGCGGCTCCCCAGGGGACCGCTTGTGGCTCAATATGTTCGGGGTACCAGTTGACCGTCCGTTCCATGTCAGCCATTGGGCTTTGGAGTGCATACGAGCCGGAGATAAACCCTGGATACAGCATCAGGTATCCGAAAAAATGTTATACGGCCAGCCCGCTCCTCCAAACAAGGTGCCTGCCACACCAGAGGACATATCCGAGAGCCGCATATTCGCCCGCTTAATATCCGCTTTGCTTTCCATCGCCGCCTGTTGCAGGGCCGGGGTAATTCCGGCATCAAAGGGAGAGGATAATTCCAGCGCCAAGCCCGTACGTAAAAACCTTCGATACCCAGCCGGAAGCGCAACCGTGTCCGTCACGGCGGTAAATTCACTCACGGGCGTCAGCGAATAAATCACGCCTTCCAGTGTCGTACTGGTCGGAATGGGATAGGGAATCAAGACGCCATAGCCGCTGGCATCATAGGTGGGGTTGTAATACCACACCTGTGGAAATGTCGAGGTGAGTGTTTTCTGGGCAATCGCATCATACGCATCTTCGGTCAATGGGGGCCCTAGATTATATTCCACGGTCGTAGTGGGTGCAGTATCTTGAAAGCCAATGTTCTCAATCGCTAACGGCCCTGTCGGCCGTGCAATATTCACCGTTGCGCCCGTGCCAATGGTGTAGGAGGCCGTCCCGGACACCAGTGTCCAGGTCGTGCGCGTCAACGTGTACACACTGAGTCGTTCCGTGGCGAGGGTATTGATCCAATCATTCAAACGGGACAAGCCGAGCGCGGCATCATCGGCCGACACCACTTCTCCCGTCTGGATCACGCGGAGGTCTTGCAACGCGCCGGTAATCAACTCGGTGACGGTCATTAGACTTGATACAGCGCCCGCATTAACGAAGCTGTCGTATTCGTGCTATTTACCCGAATGGTCTTGAGCGGGAGGATTTGTCCGGCAATAGAGGTGTACGCCCCTGACGATCCATCCTCAAAAATGGCCACCACCACACCCGCCCCGCCGACATAAATCGCATCGGCCGGAATCGCCTTCGTCTCGGCATTGGCCGCATACGTCGATCCGTCATAGTTCACGGTATCGCTCTTGGTAATGGTCTGATCTCGATTAAACGTGCCGCTACTTTGTGCCATCAGTCGTTACCTTCTTCTTTTTCTTGTGGTGCGACCGTTTCTTCCGCACGGGCACTGACGCCACATGCTCATGTGTGGCTCCATCGGCCACCGCCGCTTCCGCTTGCGCCTGTGCGCTCATGCGCTGATCACTAAAATGTCGCTTCGCGGCCGTATCCGCAATATCAATCTGCGCCCGTTCATACGCCTCAAGCGCATTTTCTGGAGAATCTGACCAGCCTTCTCGATAGGCACGATCTAACCCGTCTTGACTCGGTACGATCAACTGACACGAGCGAGAAAATGCTTCAGCTTCGGCATCACCGACCGTGGCCAAGGGATCGCCACACATGACTTTCCCATTGGATCGTGCATGGGCTTTATAGAGCATGACTGGAAACGGCTCAATCCCATTGGTATTAAAGCCGCCCTGGCTTTTTGGGAGATCCCACTTGCTCGTTTCACGGGAATATTCTGAATCTGGACTCTGAACAACAGCCATAGGACATCCTTTGAAAAAAACGGAAGGCGTAGGCCGCGGTGCCGCGAGAAGGCCTGCTCGCGTCGTGGCCTGAACCAGCGTAAGCCGTAGCCACGCCTCCCATGTGTCAATCGTGCGTATTACGCGATAGCGACGTCAATCGCTGTTAATGTGCCGCTCATCGGACTTGGGAGCGGTACCCAAATGGAATTGGCCGCTGTCAGTAACATACAGCACTGACCGCTTCCATCAAACGTCCCGACATCATACCCCGATCCGGCATCGCCTAACCCCGCGGTGTATGTCACCGTATGGGCCGCTTTGCCATTCGCCACAATGGCTAAAATAAGGCCATCTTGGGACGAATCTGGATTGGCGAGTGTCATCGCTAGTGCGCCAGTGCCATTGATGAGCGCTGTTGTCCACTGTGCCTCGCCGAACGCAATCGCTCCGGCGGCGGAATAGCTTGTCGTGGTAAACGGGATCACCCCTGGCTTGAGATTCGACGTGCCCGCTGACGGCACGGTAAAGTCTGCCGCCGCGCCATGTGTGACATTGGCCGAGGCCGCATGCGCCGCCGTGACCGTGCCATTTTGCCCGCGTACCACATTCACCGTGGTGCCGCTGACATAGTCTTGTGTGACCTGCATAAATTCGCCGTCCACTAAGACTAGGCGTCCAGCCGCGACCGAGGTGGCTGATGCCACGACGATGCTTGTGTCCGTCACTACGACGGCACTGCTGAGTGTTGTTGTAGCTAGTGCCATAATTAACCCCAAACCCGCGAAGCAAGTCGCGCTTGAATGGTGGCCGCACCAATCAGAATATCCAATCGACTAGGATTCTGATCTGTACCAATTTGGTACTGTTCGACCATCCGAATGGAGAACCCAAGCGATTTAGATCGTACGGTGGTGCTTTCGGCACCGGCGCCTGGTTTCATGAGGTCTGCCATCACGAACGCAAAGGCGTCTGGATGATAAACCAAGGATTGTGGACTGGTATAGGTGGCTAATGTGCCTCCAGCCGCCGCAGTGGTGCCCAGCACGGTAATCACCGCATTGTTCGCTGGACTGGCCGAGACGGTCTGAAGCGCTCCACTCGTAATAATCGAGGGAGAAATTGGCAACGTAGCCATATCCCCTGACGAATCAGAGGTGGTCGCGGTCACGACAAACTGTTGTAACCGTCCATTATCCGAATAGGACAAGGGGTTCACGCTGTTGACGCCAGCAATCGTAAAGACGTCACCTTTGTTCAAGGTGGCGGCTCCTGAGGCCCAGCCATCTGTGGAAATAGTGCTTCCTGTTTGGCTTGCGCCATTCACCAGCGGTGTCGAGGCGGTAAAGGTGCCGGTCGTATGCGTCGGACGCACTGGGTCCTGCAACCATTTATCCACACCCAACTGCTTGCGTCCGAACATGCCTTCTTCGTAATTTTCTGAAATGACGGCGGTCGGATTAAACAAGGAGCTCGTGGTATCAGCCAACGTACTCATCGCCAGCGGATCAAGCACGGCCACACGTCCCCGTAACGGAGTCGAGAGGTCGGTGAGCTTCACACCTGCCTGGAGATAGGTCAACGTCGTGGTCGGGGTCGTGCCTGGGGTGCCGACAGACGAATAGATGTCTGTATAGACGGCATCAAAGGCCAGCACCTCTGCCGCATTGGCGAGGGCTTCCGATCCCGGCGTCACATACCGCGCTCGAATATTGTCAAGCTCGGTTGTGGCCTGTGCCGAACTGTACCCAAACGCCACATTCTTTTGGTTCGTGAGCGTAATCGGCACGGTCTGGTCGTAGAGGTTCTGGATTTGTAACGCTTGACCATCAGTGACGGTAAACCGTTGCGGGAGTCGTGCATTGACGGTATTGCCGACTTTGGCACCAGCAATTTCGTACTGGTCATCGTATGTCCTGTTGACGTTGGCAAGAAACACGAGCTTGTTAATAAAGCCGCGTGCCACTTCCTTCGTGGTCCAGGACGGCGTGGCAAGTGTATTTGCCATAACGCAATCCTTTCAGTCTCCTCGGAGACTACAGACGCCCGTGCTTCCGATCTGCCGCGTTCATGCGGCGAAAATGCTCATCAAACGACAACTCGTCTGTAATAGCATCGGCATCGGGCGTATGAGGCGAACTGCCCAGCGGCTTGATGGGAGGTTTCGCGTGACTGACAACTGGCGCGGAGCCGCGTACTTCTGAGGCCGCGCCTAATCGTTCTTCGAGTTTGCCCATTTCTCGGTACACTTCAACCGGATGCAGGGTGGACAACCGCTGAGATTCATCTTGATGGGACGAGAGGTAGCGTAAGAGTTCTGTGCCCACGGGACTTTCCATCGTCAGGTATTGCATGGGCATCGACATCGGTGTCTCCGTATTCAGGTGGTCATCGAATGTCGGATCAGACTTGCGTGCGGCCTGTAATCGTGTCTGCCAGCCCGATTCACGCACACGGTCGGCTTCTTGTTCCGCCGCGTGCGAAGCATCATAGGCATCGCGTGTGGCATGTTCTTGGGCCCGCATATCCGTCACGAATGTGGTGAGGGCCATGGTGTAATCGTCATACTGTTCAAATTGATCGACTGTGGGCGCACCCGGCATCGTTTTATATCGTGCCCAATCGGGCTGTGCCGGAGCCGTCTGAGTGGCGGGACTCTGTGCGGTCAGGGCCGCGAGTCGTTCTTCAGCCTCTGCGGCTCGTCGCTCCGCTTCCCGTTGTTTGCCCACTGCAACTTGCACCGCCGCAGTGGCATCCTTGCGCCGTCGCTGTTTGGCTGTTTTTTTGGGGACGTCCTCGGCGTGTGCCGTGTCTGTCTCCTGATCTGTCTGCGCTGGTGCGTCCTCGGAAGAAACTTGCACAGGCGTCTCGCTAGACACTTCTTGAGATGCCGGACTCGTCTCCACTGTCTCTGGAGAAGCCTGATCTGGCGTCTCAGTCGTGGTGGACATGTCGCTTGATAAATCTAACGATGCCTGAATTTGCTCGGTCGATTCGTGGTTCGAGTCGATGGTAATCTCACCTGCACTAGCTGATGGCATAGAAAGCTCTCACAATGTTTGTAATCAGTTTTACATATTTACGAGTGTCATGCAATTAGGCACTCATCCTCTGCTGACGCAACTGCGGATATTTCCGAAAGACCGCCCGTCGAATCCCTGCCGGATCGGGCGCATTGTGGGCCAGTTTCAACGCACTTCTGCCCCGTGCCAGCGTGTTAATGGGATAACTCCCTGCTGGCGATCCCCCAGACGGTCCGGCAAAGGTTTTCACATGTGGATAGCGTCCGACATTTGACCCGCCAGGGCGTGTCCGGGCGGCCCGAATACGGGGACTGAGCATGTCCCCCAATCGACCAACGCTATTAGACTGGGGCATACGGTGTCTCCTCTGACGTTTCAGACGTCGTGTTCTTCGGTGTCACGACCGCCACGACCGTGGGGTCTTTCGTGGCTTGCGTCAGCGCGGCATCGAGGGTTTTCATGTCTCGATCATGCGCTTGCTCATCAGTCGTGACCGCTTCCTCGCGTTCGGCCTCAAACACGGTTTTGGCTTCCGCCGCTTTGACCTTCATTTGGGCAATCGCCAAATCCGTCTCGTTCTTCATCCGTTCCAGTTCGACACGCACCTGGGCATCGGCCTGTTCACGCGCCGTAATGGCTTGCTGTTTCACCGCTTCGGTATCGACTTCACGGGTTTTCTCCTCCAGCGCCTTCGTCAACTGCTCCAGCATTTGCCCTTGGCCTTGGAGTTGTGACTGGAGTTGTGTGACCTGCTGTTGCGTATCGTCCTCCTGCAACGGCTGAGGGAGCAGTTTCTTGATCCTGGCGGCGGCTTCATTGTGTCCAGGGAAATCTCTGAATTTCAAATACAAATCGCCCAAAATCGGGAACAGGGACGGATTCGACTGAAACAGTTGGCCCATTTCATCGGCCCCTTCTTGCGTTCGGGACTTATAACTCCGGCCAATCGTGACCACCACGCCATAGCGGCCTTTTCGCAGATCATAGTGCAAGACTTCCGGCGGCGGTGGTGCGGGCATCGGTCCGGGTGCGCCTGGCGGCATCCCGCCTTGAGGCATGCCTGGTGGCATGCCGGGTGGCATTCCTGGCGGCATTCCGCCTTGAGGCATTCCGGGAGGCATTCCGCCTTGAGGCATGCCGGGAGGCATGGGAGGCACGCCCGCACCGGGCCCACCTGGACTCATACCCATCGGAGACAGCGGCGGAGTGATCCCAGGATCTCCGGGCGGCATCATCGGTGGGCCTCCAGCGGGCACGGCACGCGGGCGTCCTCCTTTGATCCCCGCCTGGAACGGTGTATTCAATAAAATCGTCCGGGATTCATCTTCCAAATCGAGAATTCTCGCGACACGCCCTGGCCGGTCGTAAATATGGGGAATCAGATCCAAAATCACCTTCGCTTCATACGTCAGGCTGACTTCAGCCAAACTATCCAGAAAATGACTACTGCCCTGGTCGTATTGCTGTTGAAGGGCCATGACGGCCTTCCCGCTCCGGGCACTGGGGGTCTGCTGGCCCAACGCGCTTTCAAACGCGCCGGTGCCTTGGTGAATAAAGTCCTGCGCCTGTTGCAACAGCACCATCGACGGGCCGAGCCGCGAGGTATCGACCTGGGTGCGCTGTGGCGGGGGGGCCGGGGTGCCGTTCAGGCTCACATTCCGGTAGCGGAGGTACGGAAAATTCCGCACGTTGGCCAGTTGCCATTCCTGCTCGTGGCCTTCTTCCTGGCCTTCGACCATCGTGTAGGGGGCTTTGCTTTCCAGCGCCGCGAGTTCCACCGCTGAACTGGCCGAGTAGTTGAGCAACCGCACGGCGTCTTTGTTGGGTTCGATAATCCCCACCCAGCGCCGTTGCTGTTCAAAGGGGATCAGTTCGCGTCCGAGGACCGGGATAATGGGAATATACCGGCCGTTCTGGGTCTGCGCGGGTTCGAGTTCTTCAATCGCGTTAATGACGCTCCACCAGAGGGTGGGCACCTGCTCCTCGACGGATCGAGCGCCGTCTCCCTCTAGCACGGTGCGGCCTTCGGGGATTTCATCGTCAAAGGCATCGGTCCCGTCATCCAGAAGCACTCGTGTGCGCGGGGTGTGTTCCAGGCGGTAGTATTCCGCCACCCGGACCGCTCGTCCGGCCGCACCGGGATCACCGCTCACCCACTGGGGCGTCTCCACCCCCACCACGGCGAGTTCATCGTCATCAAAAGCGGCCATCTTACTCTTGGGAAACCGCCGCTGATACGTGTCCCAGGGCATATCCTGCACCAAAAACGCCCACTGGCCGTCCGACCAGTCGGGTTCCTGGGCAAAGGGGTCCATCACGACACTGCCTTGTTGCAAAATGCGCTTAATACTGATTTTCTGGTCAAACGGGGAGCCGCCGTCGGGATCAGACTCGGTCAGGACGCGATAAAACCCGCGTCCGGCCTTCACCGCCCGCTCAAAGGCCCAACTCCGGGCCAATCCGGCCCGCGATTCGACTTCAATCCGGCGATAGAGGCCCTGGATGATTTCCGCTGTCTCATCATCGGCTTCTTCCGAAATGGGATGGATTTTAATGCCCAAATGCGCCGCTTTTTCGGCGTTGAGCGTCATTTGAATGGGCTGATCGAGGGTCGGAATCGACAGCATCGGCCGTTGCGGAATCGCCACGCCGCCCACCAGTTGCGGTTTGCGTTGCTCTTTGACGTCTTTGGGCCACGCCATCTCCGGGACCTGAAACCTCAGCGCATCTTCCTCACGCAAGCGCTGATCGGTGTCGGCATCCACGCCGAGATTGAATCGATCTAAGGCTTGCTCCATATCTGTGGGCATTCGTGTCTCCTGTGTTCGTTAGGCCGACATCCAATCGGCATCCGACGCCTGGTGGAGGCGGGTCGGCTGGGTGGCTTTCGGGGCCACCCGCATCAGTTCCCGTCCTGACATCACGAGATACCGCGTCGCGTCCATTAAATGATCGCCGCGCTTCACAATTTTTCCCTGTTCGTCTCGGTGATACCGGCGAAACTCCGCTCGCCAGTTTTGTAAATGTTCCTGGACCTGCAACCGTCCAGATACGAGGAGATTCCAGGTTTCCGTCAGTCCTGCTTCCACGGTATTGACCGCCGGATCGAGTTTGAGGCCCAGCCGTCCGTAAATATCAATCAACGCCCGTCCGTCCACTTGGTTACTGCCAGCCGAGGCGGGATCAATCACGCCTCGTATCCAGGCCC